AACCGGAGCACCTAAAGACTCCGGTACCAATACGCATGGGGGTACTTGCCTCCATACGCATGGGGCGGGGAACTAAAGGATTCCGTAGCGTGGGGTTCGGTTGTTCGTACACAACCCGCCCCACCCAATAGGAGAGGATTTGAAGCTTATTGCGGTCCCGATGAAGCTTACGGAGGCTCAGGAGTTTGTAAGAAACTTCCATCGGCACAACAAGGCCCCGGCCGGAGGGCTTTTTAGCCTTGGGGTATCGGATGGGGAGCGGTTGGTCGGGGTGGCAATCATTGGCCGCCCGGTGGCTATGAAGTTAGATGATGGCCAAACCGTGGAGGTGACAAGGTGTTGTGTCTTGGATGATGCGCCCAAAGGCTCTTGCTCATTTCTGTACGCAAGGGCGTGGCAGGCCGCCAAAGCTTTGGGGTGGCGAAAGATGATCACTTACACCCTGCAAGCTGAATCCGGAGCGAGTCTTCGAGGTGCCGGGTGGAAAGTCTTAGCCGAACTGAAAGCGGGTCGGCCGCAGGATTGGCTAAGCCGCCCAGGCCGGGAGTGGCAGCCGGTAGTTGGGCAGATGAAGTTTCGATGGGGAGTGTCGGTGGCAGGAAATTCAGGAGACACTTAAACTTCAGGGATTCCAAAATTCGATTGGACTAAGGGTCATGCCTGAAACTCGAAAGAAATCATCCGAACCGATAACCGAATCATCAACCGACTCGATGACCGAATCGGTCACCCAATCGGTCCCAAGCCCCGCAAAACATCCCGGCGGCCGCCCGACAAAATACGACCCAACACTCGCCGCCAAGATATGCGTAAGGATTTCTAACGGAGAAGCCCTAAGACAGATCTGTATGGATGAGGATATGCCGGTACAGAGTACAGTCTATCTTTGGCTGTCCCGATTTGCAGAGTTTTCGGATATGTACACAAAAGCTAGGGAAGATCAGGCAGATACCCTTGCTGATGAGATACAAGCGATAGCCGACCAGATGCCGATGGAGAAGACGGATGGGAACGGAAATACCTCATTCGATTCTGCCTACATCCAATGGATGCGCTTAAGGGTAGATGCCCGGAAGTGGGTGGCTGCCAAACTAAAGCCCCGGAAGTATGGGGACCGGGTGGAGCTTGCCGGGGATAAGGACAACCCCATCCAAATCCAAGCGCAGGTGCAGGCCAAGGAACTATTCGACTCCCTACTTCTGAACATGGAGCTCAGGAAGCAGGATGACCGATAGCGAGATCACCGAAGTCATCCGATCCCTGCACCCGGACCTGAAGGTAGGGGAGATGGAGCTCCGGGTGGGTCGGGCGCTAGTGTCTGCTACTTACCGGAAGTCGGCTGAGATGCTCTTGCAGTCCATCGATTCCTCAGACCGCGGCATCGAGATGGCCGTGGCGGCTGAGCGGGAGCGGTGCGCCAAGATAGCCGAGATTGAGCATATGACCCCGAAGGACATCGTTCGGGTCATCCGAAGCAATTACCCAAGTGACTGATCTTGCCGAACTCCTCAAAGATCCGGAGACTCAGGCTAAGTTCACCCAGCTCAAGCCTGAGGATCAGGTCGCCTGGGCTTGGAGGGCTAACTGGGTCGCTAAGGCCCATCGCCACCAGATTGTCCCGTCTGGGGATTGGTGGACGATATGGCTTATGCTCGCCGGTCGCGGTGCCGGCAAGACCCGGACGGCTGCGGAGCAAGTGGGGTGGTGGGCATGGCAGGAGCCGGGCACTCGCTGGTTGGTCGGCGCACCAACCTCCTCCGATGTTAGGGCTACCTGTTTTGAGGGAGATTCGGGGCTCATATCAGTTATACCCGGTTCACTTGTGGCAGATTACAACCGCGCCTTCCATGAGCTTAAATTGATCAACGGCTCCCTGATCAAAGGCATTCCGGCCTCAGAGCCTGAGCGGTTCCGGGGGCCTCAGTTCCACGGGGCTTGGCTGGATGAGCTGGCCGCTTGGGACTACCTCGATGAGGCATGGGATCAGATCATGTTCGGTGTCCGCCTTGGGAACCGCACCAGGATCGTGGCCACCACGACCCCGAAGCCGCGGGACCTGATCATCGACTTGGTCGGCCGGGAGGGTGATGATGTGACCCTGACCACGGCCTCAACCTATGACAACTTGGCCAACCTTGCCCCATCGTTCCAGAAGCAGATCCTCCAATATGAGGGGACCAAGCTAGGCCGGCAGGAGATCTATGCGGAGATCATCGACCCCGAAGAGGCGGGGATCGTTAAGCGGGATATGTTCAAGCTTTGGCCAGCCGATAAGGCTTTTCCGAAGTTTGAGTACATCGTCCAGTCCTATGACTGCGCTTATACGGAGAAGACGATCAACGACCCCACGGCCTGTATCACCTGGGGGGTCTTCAAGCCCTTGGATGGCCCGATGTCGGTCATGGTCATCGACTGTTGGCAGGACAGGCTGCAGTACCCGGATCTTCGGCCTAAGGTCATCGAGGAGTACGACACCATTTTTGGCGAGGGCAAGGACCGCAAGCGGGTGGACCTGATACTTGTTGAGGACAAGTCCGCAGGGATAAGCCTCATTCAGGACCTGCAACGGGCGCACCTACCGGTCAGGGCTTACAACCCAGGGAACGCCGATAAGGTCCAGCGGCTCAATATCGTGTCCAACATCATCGCCCGTGGCCGGGTTTGGATACCTGAGAGCACGGTCAAGAAAGGTTATGTCCGGGATTGGGCTGAGCCCTTTGTGTCCCAGATCTGCTCATTTCCTGACTCCACCCACGATGACTTTGTGGATGCCTGTACCCAGGCTCTCCGCTTCCTTCGGGATGGCGGCTGGCTTGAGATCGATCCCCCGCCGCGGGATGACTACGATGAGGAGGACTACATCGACTCCGGGCTACGCAAGCGGGAGAATCCTTATGCAGCATGACCATTGTTGGCACGACACCGGCGTGATGCTCTTATCCCACCCACCTCAGCTGGTTGAGCGGTGTTGTCATTGCGGCGAGACTCAGAACCGCAGCCAAAGCCTTTTCATGGATGGCAAGGTCCACGGTCCGCATATGCGTGGGTGGCAGTCAATCGATGAAGGCGTGACAATCCCTGTAGTAAGCCAACCGGAAACTCAATGAAGCCTGACCTGAAACTCAAAGCTTGGTACGCAGGAGGAGGAGCGGTCGCCCCTGAAGTCTTGGGCGGCGGCACCGGGCTACCGATGGCCGATGGTGGAGCAGTCGATATGACCGTTGGAACCCTGCCAAATACAGATGATGACCTCTCTTTGCTTGATCGGTATCTAGCGTTCAGAGAGCGCAGAAAGCAAGAGCTTGAAGCTAAAGAACATTTTAATTTGGAGGCAGCAAGAAGAGCAAACTTGGCCGCCACACGAGCGATAAAGCATCCTGGTCTATTAGACATGGCTCTTGGCGGTCTTGGTGGCGTTATCGGTGATGAAATTGCTCATTCGTACAGACTTCCAAAAAATGTCGAAGATTTCTACAAAAAGTTTTATCCACAAGAAGAAAAATTTGACCCTTTTGAAGAAGAGCTTCGATTTGAAGAAATCAATAAGAAGGCGAAAGGCGGATCAGTCGATCACAAGCTCAAAGAGTGGTTCGCCTCCCAAGGCGGGGCGGCCCAACGGTCAGCCGATGTGAAGTCTTTCCAAGAAGGAAAGCTTGGGGCTGATGAGTTAACCAAGCACTTCCCCGGCATGAGTGCGGTGCAGATTGAGGCTCAGCTAAAGCCGCAAGAGATGAAAGCCGGTGGCGAAGTCCGCATGGCTCCGGGCGGTGAGATTGAATCCATGATGGAGGCGCTCAATCCCGATCGAGAGGCCGGATCAGATCCAAGGATTGAGGCTGCCGGGGTGATTGGCAAGAGTCTTTTAAAGAGCATGGCCTCGCCGTTTGTCGGCATCTACGGAACCTTGAAGTCCGGGAAGTACGGCACCCCTGAAGGTATCCGGGCCGGGGAGCGGGCCATCGAAGAGTTTATGGCCCCCGGTCAAATCAGCCCTGAAGCCATGCCTTATGTCCAAGATGTGGGCAAGTTCTTAGAGGAGTTGGAGACCAAATACAAGATCCCGCCTATATTGCCTGAAGCCATGCCATTGGCCGGAGTCCGCGGTGTGAAGCCCCAAGTCCAAAGCATGATCGGCACCGCAGCCGATCGGTTCAAGGAATTGCCTCCCTTGCCCGTGGGCCTATCGACTGAGAATGTCGGTAAGCCAATCGCTGAGGTGATTGCCCCGAAAAAGCCTGGGCGAGCCAAAGCCCCGGCCAATGAGTTGGGTCTTTATTCTCCCGCAGAAAAAGCCATCCTCAATATGCAGAGGAAGCAGGGTTCCGGGGATGCGTTCCTCTCTGAACTCAAGAAGGCCGGGGTATCTAACGATGAGCTGGAGTTCACCCGCTTAAACGAATTCCTACAAGGCAAAAAAGCGGTCACCCGCGATGAGATCCAAAAGTATATTCAGGACAACCGGCTTGAGATGCGGGAGATTGAGTACAAGCAGGGCGACATCGATGAGCGGGAGTTTGACTTCGGTGATGGTCAGATCCTTGAGAACGACAGTTACATCAGCGATCGGGCAGATGACCTTGCAAGAGAGTTTGATGATTACAATCCGGGCCGCCGTGAAGAGATCCGCAATGACATCATGGATGGGTACGCTAAGGAAGACTTAGAAGATCCCGACATCCTTGCCCGGATTGATGATGAGGTTGATGAGCGCATCAGGGAAGAGTCATATGA